TTCTTGATGTCAACTGTTTGCCTTTCCTACCGACAGTTTCTGTCACCCTATCCTGGGCGTTTGGAGTACTAGTAATTCTATTGTAGGTCACAAGATCATGATCCATCTTGCTATCCATCGGCAAGTACATCTCTATTCCATCAGCCAAAGGATGCCCCCAATCAATCTTAACATTACCAACAGGCTTCTTACCCGGCACCCACAAATTAGGCTCTCTCAGTAAAGCATTATCAATTGGGAATCTAGCCATGTGGCCCTTCTGTTATTGGAGTAACTGATAAATCCCATGGCGCGTCTATCGTTTGCCCGGTGTTATTTAAGATGAAAAACTTATAACCCTGCGATGTTTCAACTTCCGGTAAATTAACAACTCCAAATGTTACATATTGAATCGACAATCCTGCACCGGAATCACAAGGGAATGATCCTAAATAAATATGTTTGAAGTTTGCGTCAGGATCTTCTGAATCCTCACCAGAACTTCCTATAGCCTGCGGAGAACAAAATAAGTCAATGGTTGAGCCTGTATCTCCAGCAGAAACCAACCTAACCTCAAGAACAAATATCGCTTGAGGGGCATTATCACTATTTGTCCATTCAACCAAATCACCAGCTACTGAAAAAGACCCATTAGTAACATCAGCAGAACTGTCATCGAGTGATGTCTGCGTACCAAAATAATGAATATTGGCATTAGTTGAAATAGACATCAGGCATGAGGACCATATGTCACAGGAGTTACTGTCAACTCCCATCCGGCAGATATTGTCTGCCCGGTATTATTCTGTATGTAAAACTCATAAGGCTGTGAAGTAATAACATTTGGCAGACCAACAAGCCCGAAAGTGGCAGTCTGCGCAGAAGTAGACGGGTTATTGTGTGGGAAAGATCCAAGATACATATTCCCAAAATTAGCATCAGGAACCTCTGCATCTTCTGTACCGGCACTTCCTATGTTCATAGGTCTGACATATAGATCAATCGTAGATCCGGCATCACCTGTTGTTGCTGTTGTAAACTCCAATGCAAAGATTGCTAGTGGCGCATCATCTGCGTTTGTCCACTGGTCTAAATCGTTTGTACCATCTGAAAATGAGGTGTTTGTAACGGCGCTTGTAGTATTGCCAAGTACGTCTGGTGTTCCCCAGAAAAGGACAACGGCATCGGTTGAAATAGCCATTTCATGAGTTCCTCGCTGCTATCCAGTCATTAATAGAAATACTTGTCCCATATCCAAATAATTCCTCTGCCCGACTACCATCAACATCAATCAGGGAAAGCATTGCTGTATTCATTTCATCCCTGTCAGCTACCGCCCAAATACTCGCAGGGCCAGGTCCTGTTAGTTGGGTTCTAAGGTCAGGGGTTACGGTTAGATTTTCTTCTTCAAAACCGTTTGATCCTGTCATCCATCGCAACCATTCCTGTTCATCAATAGATAGATTGTTATAAGCATCAAATGTAGTTTCTGACCGAACAATCGCAGAACTTATTTTTGGTTTACTGACCGTAATGGTTAGCTGTGTATCGTTAATTAAAGCAAGATCATCACTGGTATTCTCATCTGAATACCCAAGACCGGTAGGATCTGTTTCTATTTCAGTCTTTAGTTCAAGTAGATCCGCTGGATCATTTACATCAAAAGCCATCACTCACCTCTTTAAAGAGAAAATATACCAGAAGCATGGTAGGCAATAACAATGTCGCCACCATTCGGCGTGACTGCACCACCTACAAAACTGTCATGAACAGTAATCAGTCCATTAGTTCAGTTCAAGGACGCCATTAGCAGAGATGTTCAGCGTCAACCTGTTTGTCGGGGTTACAACAAACACAGAAGAACTCAACGATGAATAACAAAGCAGAGGGCCACCACCGGCAGATGTAGACGCATAGATAACAGCAAACTGAATCGAGGTAATATTTGCCGTATCACATGACCAGTAAGGGTCTGTACAATCAAACCGCATTTCACCAGCACTTGCACCGGTCAACCATGTAATACCCGCCAGGGTACTACCCTTCGTGAGGTAGCCATTACCGTTGTCTACTTCAGAAATCAATTCTGAATATAGTGACAGTGTTTCTGTTGCTACATTTGATGTGGACTTAAACAGAGCTATCTGCCATAGCCCCTGTGAACTCAAGTCAAGACCTGCGCTACCGATAGCGTCTTTAGCTTCGTCATAAACCTTCCACGCTTGTGCTGCCATGTTACTTCTCCTCTAGACGCGCTGCGCCAGTTTTTAAAATATGGGCAATAAGCCCATTACCGTGAACGAGCAATTCAAACTCATCCCCAATCTTGCTTACCATCTCTATAAAATCTGTTGCCTGCTTGTACATCCAGCCATAACAGAAGAACTCTTCACCATCCAATTCAATAGTAGTAGAAGTGCCAATGTTATTCTCTTCCTGAATGTACGAATGATGCTCATCACCAATACAGCAACTGTCAAATCCGAATATTTCCATCTTCCTAAACCCGAGCATCTTCATTAATGGAATAGCCCTGAGCGTTACCGTTGTTCCGCCCATGATAGGAACAAAATGCCCCATATAATATTCGCTTGTTAACTTCAGTTCTTTCTTGTTCGTGTAACAGTGAAACAAAGTTGTATTTGCCCCATCAAGCGCATCAAACACATCAGGATGGCTTTGTGCTGCAATGTAATATTTTGTATCTTTGTGCCAATTCTTAACAAATCTTGAATTGAACTGCCTTGCATCCAACTGAATATGAACAGAAGGTCTAATACCTCTTTCCATTAACCAGTCGTGAGTACCGTTAAGGCTGACAACCTTCATGCCGTTGTCATACTTTTCTTTCAGGTCATCAAAGGTTTCTTTAAGAGATGGCCCGCCACAGACAATAGCGATTATCTGATCTTGTTCTTCATGAGGATGTGCTTGAGGAAGTTGCCTGCGAATAGAAGACTTAATATGCTCCAATCGCATATCGTCTTCAGTGTTCGTTGCAAACGTAATCTTATCCAGAGTTGTCTGAATCACATTCCCGTCTTTATCTTTGGCGAATTCAATTTGAGACATAGAACCACCCATTGTTTAGCAAGTCTCTTGCGTCTGTGACTTCACCATACTTCTTAAGAAGGTCTCTCCACCAGACAAACGGCTTAACCGTTAGATGAAGATGCTCATCAAGGACTTGTCCAAAATGGTCTTCCTTTAGACATATCTGGAAGAAAGCTCTATCACACAACCCCATGATGTTCTGAATCACCTCCTCGACATGCTCAGTCGGAATGTGCTCCATTACGTCAGTACAATACCCCTCTGGGGCTTGCGGGAGGTCTAGTTTGTCCCACAGATTACCAATTACTAAGTTCCCACCAATCTCTTCACGGACTTCTTCATCCAAACAATTATCGGCAATATCTATCATGGTCACGTCAAAACCAAGGTTATGCAGAACAAACGCGCCCCTTCCCGTTCCTGTGCCGAAGTCAATCAATCGGCCATGCTTGGGTCTGCACTTGAGAACGTATTGGAGAGCAACCATCTCTCCAGGGGAGTAATTTCGGTAATCGTCGTGCTCCCATGCCTTTTCGTACTTTTCCTTTTCCTTTATTGCTGTGGTCATTGAACAGTCTCCACGCCTATTGGCTTGCCGTTTCCATCATAGATGATTTTCTTCGGTTGCTGAACTTGCTTGAGGATGTCCTCAACAGCGGTTCGCACATTCAGTACTTCTTCAGAAGCAGTATCTTCAAGAGCCTGCTCTGCCTTCATCAACTTAATCTGTTCCTGTAAGGATTGGATTCTTACATCTTTACCGGCTTTCTCTATGTCTTTCTGGTCTTTGTCGAGATTGAGTTGTTCAATCTTGAACTCCTGGTCTTCTACCTTTGAATTAAGCTCCTGGATAGCCTCAGCAGCATCCTGCTGGGCTTGCTGGGCTTCCTGCTGAATCTGCTGCATGGCTTGCTCAAACTGTGCCTTAAGCGCATCAGCCTCTTCGCCTACATTCAGGAACTTTTCAGGATTCTTGTTCCCGGCGTCTCTAAACATCTCTTTTGCCAATTCATCTTGTTTTAACAAAGTAGGATTAGCTCCCATCCAGAAACTTGTTACTTGAGATGTGGCTGCTTGACGCTGTTCTTCACCTAAAAGACCTTTAGAGCCTACAATTTCATAATGGACGTTATTTGGAAGCTCTGAGCGTTTCATTATCTCAAAATCAGGGGCATCCAGTTCTTGGTTGTAGAACTTGTAACTGGTAAGCCCTCCACGATTAAGATGGTCTGCCATATACAGAAACGGTCTTAACCCATGAGATTCATGCTTGTCTACGAAGTCTATGGTTGACAGTTCGGCATTCTGAGCCTGCTTAACAACCTCGGTAGCTGTTTGCTCTGTACCTGGGCTTACGCCACTCCTAACACGGTCTACCTTCGTTCCTGCTTCAATCTGGCCGATAATCCACTGCAATCCAGAGAGAGCTACGTTAGGGTCTCCTACATCGACCACGGTATAACTCGCACTGCCCTTGGTAGGTGTTTTAGATCCTGGTGAGATATTCGGGCCACCGTTTAAGATAAAGTCAGGGTCATTGCCATCGTAGATAATTGGTGGTTCGACCTTTAAATCGACGTTATCCAATAACCGATTGGCAAGCTGAGAGCCTATCTTCTGGTCTACAGAGAACTTAACCAATGGTGAGACATAATACGGATCTCTTACGTCTAGTCTCTCCCACCCGTTATAGATAACATTCGGATAGGGAAATGGATTTGGCATATAGTGGATAATTCGTCCGTTTGCCAAGATAGCCCGTGAATTGAGAAGAAGAATGTCTCTCCCACTTTGTCTTGGGATTATTAAATCACCATAAAAGTAAATCAGTTCAATATCGTCGGTATCGTCAGCCTGCTCCCTGTGGTTGGTTCTTTTCTCTATTTTATTAAGATTGAAGAATGGATAACTTGAATCAGGAGATTTCATCCTTCTGACCTGGTAAGCAGGTTTGAAGGCTTTGATAATCATCGACCCCTGATAGAAGGTATTATTTCCTCCAATAGAGGGGTCAGGATAGCAATTCCACATCGAATGCGGTCGCCATACGGGGGCTTTAATAGTATCTATGCCTTTACCGTCTATTACCTGAATAGCAGATTCCCACTCAACCGTAGCCACGTATGACCCATGATGGAGGGCTTCTTTAACAGAAAGGTCTACCCTTGACTTAAACCCGAAATCCATCTGCTGTTGTGTTAGAAAGGCTCTCTGTCTCCCATCTACCCGTGATTGGACGTCTACATTTATACGCCCGTCATCCATAGGAGGGATTTCAGTATGAGGGTCAAACCAAGACCTCGTAGATGGGAAAGTCAACCTACGAACGTCTGCCGCAATAACCTCAGATGCTCGGGAAAGCTCACCAAGTTCTAAAGAGTTCCTCCAGTCGCCATCAGCGTTTTTATCCCGTGAAGACCGAGAAAGACCTTCCATATGAACCTGACGGTCAACTTCTTTCCAGATTCTGCTTTGGCGCTTACGCGCATCAGACCCTTCTCGGGTTTTAAGCTCATCTTGGATGAATTCTTCAACGGAGTTCCAATCTTTTCTGGTAATCCGTTTTTTAACGGTTTCTTTTGCTGTATCTACCAATTTGATGCTCCGCGTAGTTGTACAACATTATGCCGCATTACAGGCTGTGTGTGAGCAAACCTTAAACTCATAATTGCATACCGGCTTGCTGCGATACAATCATCTTTCAACTTAACTATCTGTCCGTCCTTACGATGATACTGACGGAATTCTGACAACCAATTCTGACAGGTACTATGAACTTTTAGTCGTCCGGTTTCCATCCTCTGCCACATTTCTATAATTCCTACCTCAACCCCCTGGCCGCCTTGTCCTTCTTTCTGGTTTGGGCCTGGAGGATTAGAGAACTTCTCGGTTAGAAGATGTAAATTCTCCTTTCGATATAAATCAGCCAAAGGCACTCCCGAGCCTTTATCCTTGGCTAAACCGTCATGCGGCCACGCAATCGGTATCCACTCTCCGTGAGACTTAACCGCAGAAGCATGTACTGGCGGGGTAGTACCACGTTGAGCGTAGTCAGCATAGATATGTACCACATCGTTCTCGGAGTCGTGTGCTATCCACGCGGCTCCAAATGGATGGTCTATACCAAAGTCTATTCCACAGATTCGCCTCCAATACTTTGGAATCTGAATCGGCTCTATTACAATGTCATCTTCACTAATAGGAAAGACCAGACCAGAACCCATTAATGGAATTCCTCTGCTTCTCATGTCTCGTTCGTGAGGCATTAACTGGGAAAGAAAGGTCTCTTTCTTCTCATCAGTCATATGAGGGGCATCATCCCAGGTCGCCCTTACAACTGCTTGGCCTTTCTGAAGGTTATTCAAAAAACCATCAACAACTTGAGTCATACCCATTTCTGGGGTAAAAGTCATGATAATCGTATAGAACTTCCTGGAGAAGAAACATCGCAATATCTGCGCCCATACGTCTTTGTGAGGCTCTTCATCCGGCCATGCGCCATCGTAAGTCCTACCCATAAAGGCATCCGGGCCTTGCTCTGATGCCATGAATTGAACGGTCGAAATGCCACCAGACTTATGCTTCACAGTGGCAGACATAAACGCATCCGGTACTCCGGGCTTTCTTTTAGTGTCTACGATTAAGTGTTTTGGAACCGCCCCAGATCCCAACTCTGATGGAATTTTAGGGTCTCCAAATAACTCCTTTTGACAGACATCTCGCGTAGTATCGTTGGTCTTTCCTACTACCAACCACCTAACTGGACTTAAGAACCTGATTCCATCCCACCATTCAGGATATTCCCCGGTAAGGTGCATGGAGGTTTCCATCGCAGCAGAAAATGTCTTACCAACCTGATTCGCAGAAATTAGTGCTCTTTGGATGGCGACGACATCTGTTGTTTCAGTATGAATATAATCATTTGCTTCGTAAGTTCCACCATCTCGCGCAGC